TATATCATCTGGAGAAAAGAGCATTTTTCCAGCTACATGATCAATACTGAGGGAGCGAAAAAATATCTGAAGGAATAATTTTCTCTTCATTCGTTTGATTTTTATTTTATTAACTCATAAGGCTGTATATATTACATATTTTGTAACTTTGTTGTGGTTAACCCGGGTAAATGCACTGATATGGAAGACACTACACAACAAATTGAATTAGCAATCAAGAATATTGCTGAAAGCTGTGGTTATACGATTTCTGATCTTTATTCATCAAAGAAAAGTAATGAACTGGTATTTCTTAGACTTGCCATTGTTGATGTTCTCCGACGCAATGGCTATACCTTCCGGGAAATTGGATGGATGATCAATCGGGATAGAACTGCTGCCCAAAGAAACAAAGAACGTGCTGATGACCTGGTAGCAACAGGGGACATTCTATTTCTGAAGGTTCGGAAGATGGTAGAACATCATTTATCATTCTTAAAACAGGAAGAAGTGCACATCTAGTGCACATCTGGTGCACATCTGGTGCACAAAATGAAAATTCTTTTCCATTTGATTGCAAAATTTGCCGAAAGGCGAATTATGCAGCAAACACTAACTCTTAAGCAAAATAAGTTCGTTAACAAGTATCTCGAATGTGGCAACGCATCCGAGGCTTATCGTTTTGCCTATTCGTGTGCAAACATGAAAGACGAGACGATAAATCGCAAAGCGATAGAAGTGTTACAAAACGGCAAGGTTGCGGCAAGGATCAAAGAGTTACAAGCACGTCTGCAGCTCAAAAGCGATCTTACAAAAGAACGTGTCCTTTTTGAACTGGAATGTATCATTGACGCTCAGATTACCGATTACCTGGATTTCACCGGGTCCCGCATCAAGTTTAAACCGTTTAGTGAGTTAACCCAAAGGCAGGTCAAAGCCATAGAGAGCATCAAGAAGGGTAGAAACGGAATTGAATTGAAACTACATGGAAAAAGCTGGTCCATTGAACGGATCTGTAAGATGTTGGGATATGATGCCCCGGAGAAACTCGAACACATGGGAAAGGACGGGAAGGATCTTCTGCCTTCAGATATACTGGACAAGATTCCTGACACAGTGTTAAATGATCTGTACAAAAAATTAAAAGATGGAGAGATCTCGTGAGTTGAATCTTCGGTTATGCCGGTTGATAGCTGAGGCTAAGGGTCGGCAGATGTGTACAGAATCATTCTATGAGTTTGTACAGACCTTCTGGGAGGTAATCATTCCCGAAAAGCCTGTATGGAACTGGCATATTAAGTACCTGTGTGACGAACTGCAGACACTGGCCGGCTACATTGTCCGCAGGGAAGCGAAGCCCTACGACCTGATCATTAACATACCACCAGGGACAACCAAGAGCTCGTTAGCCACCGTTATGTTCCCTGCCTGGATCTGGACCCAGGATCCCACGATCCGAGTAATCACCAACTCCTATTCGGCCGCTCTGGCCATTGAGCATGCGACCAAAAGCCGTGACATCATTCTCTCGGATAAATACCGGCGTCTTTTTCCTCATATTCTTATACGAAGGGATAAAGCTGCCAAATCCTCTTATGAGAATACCAGCGGAGGGGCCCGGTATGCAACTTCAACCGGAGGAATGATAACCGGTATCCATGGCCATTTGATCATCAATGATGACCCTTTGAATCCCGGGCAAGCCGCATCAGAGGCAGAACGCAAAACAGCCAATGAACATACAAAAACTTTGGCATCACGTAAGGTTGATAAGGCAAATACACCCGTAATAACCATTATGCAGCGTTTGCATGAGAATGATGTCACCGGTTACCTTTTGGCTAAGAAAGCGGAGAAAATACGGCATATCTGCCTTCCTGCAGAACTTTCCACTCTTGTAACTCCAATAGAAGTAAGAAAAAATTACGTCACCGGCCTGTTGGATCCTGTCAGGTTATCCAGGAAGATTCTGGATGAGCAGCTCATCGACCTGGGATCCCGGGGATATTCCGGACAATACGACCAAAACCCGGTCGCTGATGGAGGAAATATTGTCAAAAGGGAATGGTTCCAGTTTATATCTTATAACGACTTTATGGGATTAAAAGGATCCATTCCAGTAACATTTTTTGTTGATACAGCCTTTACAGAGAAAAAGGAGAATGACCCGACCGGGATCATCGGGACCTGTAAAATCCGCAATAATCTATATATCCTATGTGCGAAAAAGGTCTATAAAAAATTCCCGGACCTGATCCGCTTTTTACCGACCTATGTTAAGGAGCATGGTTACACTGCTCAGAGTACGATCCGGATTGAACCTAAAGCGAACGGTATCTCTGTGGTTGATCAACTACAAGAAAGTACAAAACTCAATATTACCAGTACACCGGCACCAACAGACAGTAAAGAAACCCGGTTAAATGCTGCATCTCCCAAAGTTGAATGTGGACGTGTCATATTGGTGGTTGGTCCCTGGAATGAAGAATTTATCGAAGAAGTATGTGGGTTCCCGGCCAAAGAACATGATGAGTACGTGGACCTCTTATACTATGCTATAGACTATCATTTGAACAACGAAAGCGGCCTTAGTGCTGAAGAATTGGCCGATTTACTTTAAAAACATTACCATGGAAATCAAAGATATCATCAAGCTCGAAGACACAAGCCAAATCTATAAGAAGCTTACGGCTAACAAAAAGGAACAGATTGTTTCCATTGAAAAAATCATAGCACAACTCAATCCAGAGAAGCATGATGTAATGGATCCTAAGATCCGTAAGAAAAAAACTGTAAAGGTTGACACGAAAAAAAACGACGAAATAACAGGTGAAAAAATCTACAAAGAGACCAAGATTGAGGTTTGTCGTGTTGCTGTTCCTTTACAGAAGATCCTGGTTGAGCGAACAGTTGGCTTTACATTCGGAATACCAGTCGAGTATTCATTAAAGAGTAAGAAGAAGGACCAAAAAAAATACCAGGATCTCTTTGATGTCATGGAAGATATCATGCATGATAACAAAATGCATTATTTTGATCGTAAGCTGGCCCGAAGGGTCTTTTCTGAATGCGAAGCAGCTGAGCTATGGTATTTTACCCTGGATGATCAAGGGAAGCCTGAAGAGATGAAAGTCAAACTGCTTTCACCTCTACTGGGTGATCAACTCTTTCCTCATCGTGATCAGTACGGGCGTATGGATGGTTTTGCCAGGAAGTATTATGTCAATGATGATGAAGGAAAGAGGATTGGAAGGTTCGATGTTTATGATAAACGATATGTATATCAATATCTCTTAAAAGATGGTGAACTAGTCAAACACAGAGATCCTGCATTACATGGATTCACCAAAGTTCCGGTAATACATTATTCTCAAGAGGTGCCCGAGTGGTATGATGTTCAATCGGCGATAGATCGTGTCGAAACGCTTATCTCAAACTGGGGAGACACGAACGATTACTTTGGATCTCCATCATATTTTTTTAAGGGGAAACTAAAAGGATTTGCTGAAAAAGGGGAACAGGGTCGAGTTTATCAGGGAGATGAAAATACTGAAATGAGGGTCCTTTCTTGGAACAACTCTCCGACATCCATGAAAGACGAACTGGAAAACCTTTTGGCCATTATTTTTGGGTATGTCCAGACTCCGGATATTTCCTTTAAAGTAATGAAAGAAATCTCCAGCAATACATCCGGGGTGGCCATCCGATTGATGTTTACCGATGCCCACATGAAAGTCTCCACCAAGGAAGAACTTTTCGGGGAGATGTTCACTCGCAGGTGTAACCTGATCTGTAACGGGATTGCCACTTCTTTGAAGACCGACATCGGGGCTATTCCGGAAAACATTGCCAACACTATCAAGATTGAGCCTGTTTTCACTCCGTATTTACCTAAAAACGAAAAGGAAGAAATTGAAATGATCTGTACTGCTGTCAATAGTGGTATAGCTTCAAAGAAGGAAGGTATTGAGCGACTGGGATGGAGTAGCAATGCCGATGATACTCTTGTACAGATATTGAAGGAAAAAGCAACCGATGCCGTTGAACCGGCCTACTAATAAGTTGTGATGCAGGACAAATGGGAAAAACGACATCAAAGGGAGATAAACCGCTATGCTGCCAGGATAGAAGAAATCTACAAAAAAGCGGCTGAGGAAGCGGCTGCTATAGGTTATAGCATCAATAATTACAATCCCAACCGTCCTTTTTCATTTGAAGATTACCCACAGGCCAAAAAGAAGATTGCTAAGCTTTTAAAAGAACTCTCCAGTAATATTGAGAGCGCAATAATTGACGGTGTTAAATCATCCTGGACCATTGCCAACAATCGAAACAGCTATCTTACTCAGTCCATACTTGGAGAATATTACAATCAGCTCACTTCCAAGCAGGTTGCACGTTACTATACAAACCATCATGCAGCCCGGGATGCGTTTTTAGCAAGGAAAGAAAACGGTCTTGGTCTCTCAACCCGGGTTTGGAAATATGTCGATCAGTTTAAGACGGAAATTGAGCTGGGTGTTGAACTAGGTCTTGGGGATGGCAAGTCAGCTGCTGATATGGCCCGGGATCTTAAGCAATACCTGGTTGAGCCGGACCGACTATTCAGAAGGGTTCGGGATAAATACGGTAACCTTCGTCTTTCAAAGGCCGCTGAGGCGTTCCATCCGGGACAGGGCATATATCGATCCAGTGTAAAGAATACCCAGAGGCTTACTCGGACCGAGAACAATATGTCTTACCGGTTAGCAGACTACTTGAGGATCCAGGACCAGGATTTTATTGTTGGTATTGAGATTCATCTGTCTAACAATCATACGATAGTTGATATTTGCGATGATCTAAAAGGGAAATATCCAAAAGATTTTAAGTTTCTTGGCTGGCATCCACAATGTCGGTGTTTTGTAACATATATTCTTAAAACTATTGAAGAGCTTAATCAGGAAACTGCTGCCTTACTGGAAGGGAAGAAGATCAATATCCGGAGTGTTAATGAGGTAAAAGACGTTCCGGAGAACTTCAAAAAATGGGTAGAAAAGAACCAATCACGTATTGATGCTGCCCGGGAGCGTGGAAAGGTTGCTTATTTCATCCGGGACAATGAGCAGTACATTTAGAAACATCAAGAGGAAACACAGTTAAGCATTTCCTCTTGGGGGGGAGTGGCAGGGTTTCCCCCGACCTCTCCATCATTTAACCAACATTCTGTCATTGCAAATATAAAAATCATTAAAAGAATTTATTAATATTCTCCGTTTTTTAGCTAAATATCTTCCCGATTTTCAAAAGGTGCACATCTAGTGCACATCTAGTGCATATGTAGTGCACAAACCTTCAATTAAAGAAATTTTATAAAATATTTTTGTTGACATCATAAAACAAAGTAAAAAGGATAGTTATGATTCAACAAATTACAGATGCGCTCAAAACCAAATTCACTGGGGTTGACGACAAAATTATCGGCAGGGTGGCCGCTAAGCTGGCCAAAACTGTCACAAAACAGGAAGATGTTGCAACCTCCGTTGAGGGGGTAACATTTCAACAGATTCTCGAATCCTATGGAGACAGCCGTGCTACCGAAGCTACACAGACGGCTGTTCAGAATTACGAGAAAAAGCACGGGTTAAAAGACGGGCAAAAATTCGAGGAAGAAGGTAAAACACCTGAACACTCTACTTCTAACACGCTTACACCGGAGAGCGTTCAAAAACTGATCGATGACAAGGTGGCTGCAGCGCTTGCACCTTACAGGGACAAGGAGGAAAAGTCACGCTTGCAAAGTCTTCTCAACGGACATGAGAAGTTGAAAAACATTCCGGAAGTGTTCCGGTCCAAGTACTCAATTCAAAAAGAGGAGGAGTTGGATTCGGTTGTCACACAAATTGAAACCGATTACACTGCGCTCAAACAAGATCTTGTCCGTTCAGGACAGTTCTCTGAACCGCCTGCAAGTGGTTCAGGACTGAATACTACTGATGATTTTGTTGATCAGTTGCGTAGTATGGGCGAAAGCAAAAAGTAACACTAACAAAAAAAGGAAGTTATGTATTTTGAAGAAAAGACACCAACTGCAATAAAAGAAGGTGTTTGGAACGAGAAAACCTGTATACGCAGGACCGCCGGATGGAATATCTATACCGGCAATCTCGGATCCATGGAATGGCTCCCGAAAGGATCGTTGATGGCTGTCATGGCCGTTAACAATCTTCTTCAGGCCGTACTTGTGAAATCCGGGATCGTCCATGAAAGTCTTAGCAGCGGCACATCCCTTAAAGTAAAAAAGGGACACAACTTTATTGCCGGTGATAAGATTGCAGGGTCAAACACCATTACTGCAATTACCCCGGGATCCGACAGTGATCCTTATGACACTTTCACAATCACCTCTGCATCGTTTACAGCAGGTGATGTAATTCTCTCACTGCCTGTAAACAGTGACAATCCTGAAGTTTTTGATAATGTATTGAAAATTGGGTTGAACTATGCCCCGGTCAGGATCAAAGGAGCACCGACCTGCGTTATTACACTGCAAGCATATGAGATCAAAGAGGCAACTCTTCCCTGGCCAATCAATGCTGCAATAAAAAAAGCTCTCACGAGCCGTCACGATTTTATATAGGAGGAAAAAGCAATGGATTCAATTTTACAAAAATTACTGGAGCCTAAAGCATTTGATGCTTTTATCCAAGAGAACATGAAGCTTTCCACCTATAAAGCTGACTGGAAACAGGAGATGGATGTGGAGTACGAACCGAGCAAAGCCTATCAGGCTATCCTGGCTGAATATGCAGCTGCTATGGTAGGTTCTGTTATTGACAAAAACGCCGAGAAGCCAACTCACCAGATGCCTACAGCCAGGGAATTGGTTGGAGCTATAGCCCGGATGGGTGATGAATGGCAGATGGATAACGACCGGTTGGATCGTTTCTATTACCTGGAAGGCAGGTATCGTAGCCGTGTGGCGAATTTCTCTGAAGAACAAAGAAAGGCCGAGTTTGCAAAGCTTGTCAAATACCTGTTTGATCCTTTTGAGAAAGCTGTTATTGCGCCTCACAAGCGTATTAGCATGTTGTACTTTGAGGGTCTGTTCAACGGAACACAAACCGTGAGTGCAGACAACAACAAAGCCTCTGCTATTTCTTACAGCTATGATTTCGGTGTGCAGCGAATCAAAACACAATTTGGCCAATGGAGCAATCCATATGCCCGTCCTGTGGATGATTTCCAGCACGTTGTTGATTTTGCTGCAGCAAAAGGGAAGAGCGTTCTGAAAGTACGGATGAGTAAAAAAACCTTCCGCCGGATGGCAACAACCAACCAGTTGAAGGACCATTTTGTTGTGAAACTTAATGGTGTAGATGTGGCAAAATCCGATGTGGGCCTGACGCATGTAAACACTTACCTGGAAGATAAGCTGCTTCCTACCATTGAGATCGAACCTGATCGCTTTGTTACTCTGGCAGATGGATCTTCTGTCAACCTGACAAAAGACGATCGTGTTGTGTTCATGTGCGCTACTCGGGTAGCTGTTCTGAAAGCTGCTGATCCACTGGAAATGGTGGATCCACTTCCCAACAAGGTTTACTCTACCTATGATGACAACCTGGTAGGAATGTGGCGTGATTCAAGAGGCCGGTTCGTTGATTACGAAATGTGGGGGACCCCGGTATTTATCGGAAGAAACGAATACTTCATCCTGAAAACAGATGAGGTAGAATCCTCATTCGTAGCTCCGTTTGACCCCACTGCTACTCCTGTTATTCTTCCTTTCAAAACAGCTGAAACCTTTGAATGTAATGAAGGAGCTTCAGATACTGAAGTAATAGCCTTCTCTACACAAGGGATAACCGGTAAGGTTAAAGCTGTTCTGGGTGGAACTGACAAAGCCCGCTTTACTCTTGGAAACATTGAGCTTGGCGAAGGTGGTGGAAACATTGAAATAACCTATACTCCTGGTGATACAGCTGGTGATGTTGAACATGCAGCAACACTGACACTCTCAGCTCCGAATGTTGCTGAAAATGTTGTTATCACTCTTAATGGAGTATCACATGATGTGGCCTAATGAAAACCTACTTCGATAGAGTAAAAGCAGAACTAGGCGCTTATGAAGTAAGCCGGAATGCTATTGAAAGTGCAATTGAGAAAGTCGAGGAGCGCTTTGCGCTCCCGGCTTTTAAAATTGATCAAGAATACGTTTCCGGTAATATGAAGTATGTTGCTATAGCTGCAATATATGTACTCAATTCGATAAGAGGCTACAAAAGTGTCAAGGTAGGAGATGTTTCCAAAGAATGGAACGAGCAGGAAATTGACGGGAGAATACGAGTGATCTGCAAAGAAAACGGATTATCTCCCGATCAATTTCTGACTGATAAAAACACTGTCAATAACCTTACAAACATGTGGTAATGGATATTGAGAACGGAACATTGACACCAATTATAGCGATTCCCGCCGGAAGAGACGAAAACGGGTACATGGTACCGGCTTCTTCCGCTCCCGGGGATTCTATACGTTGCTATATCAAAACAGTCAAGACAAACAACGTAGGAAAGCAGGATGGTAATTATTTCAAGATAGCCTCATATGAGGTTTTGATTGACAATATACCATTTGCCTCAACCCGTGTGAAGCTAAGCTGTGATGATCGGGGGGATCTTGGTGAATATGCCGTGATCAGTACTATTCCAATGCAAGCTGTTAACCTTTTGAAGATACTTGTGTAATGGCAAAAGTATCCATTAAACTAAGAACACCGAAGCAAGTAATTGAGGCTTCAATGCGCCATGGGGCCCAGCAGGTCAAGAAAAGGATCCTTGTGCTGATGGAAGTAGCAGGAACTGCGGGTATGAATGCAGCACGTCTTAACGGATCGTATTTAGACCAAACCGGGAACCTTCGAAGTTCGGTGGGATATGCCTTAGTTGAGGATGGAAAGCTTGTCAAAACAGGAGAATTCAATCAGGTCAAAAATGGAGGAGAAGGTCCACAGCAAGGTAGACAATTAGCTGAACAGATCGCTACCGAATTTCCGAAAGGAATAACGGTTGTGCTTCTGGCCGGGATGCCGTATGCCAGTGCTCTTTCTGCTCGTGGCTATGATGTTATTGATAGTGGGATACTCACAACGATGCGCCTGGTACCGGAATTATTGAAACCCTTTAAAAACTAACCTATGTCGAGAACAGGACCAGAAGTCGAAAAAGATGTGTTTGACATCATCGCTGCCAGTTCACTTAAAAATAAAGTGAATGGGGTTGTATGTATGGAAGATGAACGTCCTAAGGACTCTGAGCTGGAAGACATTGTAGTAAAGTTCGTATCCGGGATTCCAGGTGTGATTGAAACAGGAAGTGTGGCTGTCTTGATTTATGTAAAAGATATCGATTTATATGGAGACGGGACGCTTCGACAGAACAAACCACGACTGAAAACTCTTTCACAAGAGGCTGCAAGTTGGGTTAAGGATATCAGTAAACGCAGTATTGAAACCGGATATAAGTTTAGGCTTTTGTTCAGTATAAACACTCAAGAAGCACCTGATATTCATCAGCATTATTTATCAATTCGATTGCACTATAAAGCAGTAGAAAAAGACTAAAACAAACCATTAAAAAATAACAATATTATGGCAGGAATAACATGGGGGAAACCCACAATATCGATGGGAGTAACTGGAGAAAACGATGCATTTGCAGCTTCTCTGACTCCCTTTACATTCAAAATTGCGGAAGATTCAACCGCTTACAGCAAGAATGCTGGCTCAGCAAAAGAAAAATATGGAGAAGGGCATGAGCTGATTGGCAGAAAGGCTGTGAAAGGAACACGGCTTTTGAAATTCACAGCAATCATTCAAACCCTTGCAGAAATGGCCGAATTGGGGCTTGGGACGGTAGCGACAAAGACCTTGCCCGTATTTACCGATCTCCTGTCCGGTTATAAATCCATACAAGTCGATCCGGAAGAGGTTGGCATGTTGGGTTTGAAGATCCCGAAATGCTCCATTGAATGTTCCGATACCTACACAGGGGCCGATGGTGTCTGTGTGGACGTAGAATGCTATGAGCTTACTCCTTCTGATTCTGCGGTAGCTCCTCATACCTGGTATGAGAAAGAAGCTGAAGTTCCCGCAGGATAGTACATGTAAACATTGATCGAGAGGCGGGCATTTCCCGCCTCTTATTAAGGTTATGAAGAAGCAGAAGAAAGAAGATATTACCGGTCAAATACTGGCAGCTAAAGCCCTGGCACAAGAACCTCGTGAGATTATTACTTACAGGAAAGTCAGACGCTGGAAAAGGAAGTTCCGATTTTCGCCTCTCCCGGGAAAGCTCATTACTGAGCGGATCCCTGTTAAATGGACCATTTATCCACCGACAATGGGAAAACAGGAATACCTGGAAAGGACCTTCTTGGAACTCGGCTTTGACTATGAGAAACTCCACGATTCCAAGCATGTTGAGGAAGAAGTAATGAGGGTTACGGCAGAAAAAACGGGATTATGTGCCAGGCTGATGGCTATAGCTACGCTGAACACCGAGAAAGAGTTAAAAGACAACAAACTCATTGAAGAGCGGACCGAGTTGTTCAAGTGGAATTGCACACAAAATGAATTTGTTACAGCTCTGTTAACCGTTTATTCCATGGTGGACCGCCTGTCTTTTTTAGTACTTATGCGATTGATGCAGACAATGCAATTAAACGCTCCCTCTCAAAAAGAGACGACAAGACGCATAAAGTAGTCGGCGGTAATTCGCCGTGGGGCGCAATATTGGATATGGCCTGTTCTCGTTACGGTTGGACATTTCACTATGCTATGTGGGAGATCTCACTGGTAAATCTACAGATGATGTTGGCAGATCAGATAACGGTCCTTTACATCGACAAAGACAGCAAGAAAAATGCTTTTGATGATGGGATAGAAATGAAGGCTGAAAAGGCGACAATCGCCCAGGCAAGGGCACTATTAGGATAAAATGGCAGAAAATCAATACCCTCTTTATTACGGCATTGGAGCCGACAACAGCGAATTCCTCAAGGCATTCGAGGAAATGCACCGTATCCTGGAGACAACTGCAAAAATGACCGATACCCGGGCCAAGCAGATGGTAAAATCTCTGGCAGAAATCGAAACAAAAAGCAATTCTGTTACTGAGACCATGACTCAAATGCATCAGAAGGGTGAGGTAGATGCCGATAAATATACTTCTGCTCTCACTCGTATGCTGACTGCAGAAAAAGATCTTGTTGCACAACAGGAACGGCTTCGTATAAACTATGAAAAGCAGCAACAGCTTTTAAAAACACTTGAAGAGTCTTATGAAAGTATCGAGAGACAACTCAGAGAGATGAGTTCTTCCGGAGATGTTTCGTCTGATCAATATGATGCACTTTCACAAAGTCTTTCTCAGATAAAATCAGAGATAGAATCGACAAAAGGTTCTCTTGATACAGCCGGGCAGGCATACGCAGAATACTCTTCAAAGGCCCGTTCTGCAATCGATGAGGCCAGGAGTGCACAGGAGAGATACAAAATTGAGGTTCTTGATTCGTCTGCCCAGGAAAGCGTTGCTCTGGCAGAGGTGGCTACAACACATCGTGAGGTAGAAGCTGCCAGTGAAAGTAGTTATTCAAAAGGTATAAGTCGCAGTAAAGAGCAAGTTGCAGCCAGTAAGGCAGAAAAGGCGGAAATTGAAAAAGTCCAGAATGCAAAATATGAATCGTATATAACCACAAAGCAGATAACTGAGCTTCAGGCAATGAGTGCCAGGGATATCATTTCTGCTTATGTTAACCAAAGGGTAGCTGTAAAAGCCTTGGAAAATGAAGTACGAAATGGGAATATTGCCAGGCAGGAAGAATTGAATTCCGAACGTGAACTACTCTCAACCATTGAGCGGTTGACGTTTGAGAAGAATAAGGCAATGACCATGCAGCGTGAGCTGATCGATTTGCTTTTCAAAGAAAACCAACAGACAAAAGAAGCTACCGCCTATAAACAAGAGTTGGAGAAGGTTGTCAAAGAGATAGGTACTGCTTACCGGGAAGCGACGAAAACGCAAACCATGCTTTCTACAGGTGGGTCAGGGATGGCTGGAGTGATGTCCGGATTACAGGGGATCATGGGTGTGTTTACTTCCGCACAAGGAGTCATGGCTTTATTTGCAAAAAGCAATGAAGATCTGATCAAGATTCAGACTCGGCTTCAATCAGTGATGGCAATAACCATGGGTTTACAACAGATATCAAACACCCTTCATGCGACATCTGAGTTCAGGGTTAAAACGGTAACCAGCGTAACCAAGTTTTTCACGAAAGCTAACTATGGTCTTGCCACTTCATTAGGAATCTCCAATGCTGCTGCGAAAGCTCTAATGGCAACACTTACCCTGGGCCTTTCAGTTGTAATTACCGGGCTTATTAGCGCCGTTTCGGCCCTTGTTAGCAAGCAAAGGGAACATGCTGAAATGATGAGGTTGGAGGCCGAAAAACAGAAGGAGTATGCAAAAAGTGTTGCAGAGTCGGCCTCAAAACAAACTTTGATCTATAAACAGTTACAGGCAGAGTGGAAAAGTCTGAAAACTGAATATGAAAAGAACCGGTTTATTGATTATAATAAAACAGAATTTGATAAGCTGGGTGTAGCAATCACATCTGTTTCGGAAGCAGAAAATCTCTTGGTCGCAAACGAAAGGACTTTCATCAATACTATAAGGCAAAGAGCAATTGCCGCTGCTTCTATGGAGCTTGCTGCTGAGAAGTATAAGCTGGCAATCGAAAAAATGATTGAGGCTGACAGTTATCAGGCTAGTAAGGATGATATTCGAGAAGCCCAGAGAATATCAAGCAGAAATATTGACACCCAGGTTGGGAAAGCATCTAATCCTTTATTAAGAGGTCAAATCGGTAGTGCAGCGAACCGTCAGGCAGAATTTGAAAAAGTACTGAAAGATATAATAAGACAACGAACAAAAGTTCTTGATTCTGCTGCTAAAGAGTATGAAAAACAGGGGGATGAATTTATCTCTACTGCCAATAAAATTAACAATGATCAAATTAATGCCCTACTTGGTGTTGGCATAAAGCCAAAGACTGATTCAAGTACCGGCCAGATCAATGAAGCGATCAGGGAACGTCTTAAGCAACAAATGGCTATGCTTGAGGAGCACAGCCAATGGCTTGCACAATCAACGAGAAAAGCCAATGACGAATTGATTGACCTGGAATTAGATTACCAGAAAAGTCAGATCAAATACATGCAGGAAGGAACTGCAAAGCGAAAGGCCCAGACTGAGGTGGAACAAAAGGAAAGCATCGTGGCCATGCAGAGGTATGTCCGTAACCTGCTTGACGAACAGGCAAAATTGGCAATCAATGAAGGTGTAAAAGTTGATTACGGATCCTTTGAAATTGGGGCTGATGGAATGCTTGCCTTTAAAATGGCTGAAGATGCCTTACAGTTAACACCTGCTCAATGGGCAGTAATACAGGAGATGATCCGGCAATTCAATCAGAAGATCGTTGATGAGTGGGTAGATTCTGAGGTTAAATCCGGGGAGCAAATGGCAGATGAATTACTGGATCAGATTGATGGGAAGTTGAAAAAAAGCACATCAAAGGGTGCTTTTAACGCCTTAAAGGAACAGGCTTCTTTGATTTTCGCTGATATATCCGAATTGTCATCTGAAATGATACGGCAGATTATTTCCAATGCTGAAAAATATATTGCCAGTGGTAAAGTTTCTGATGAAGCACTTGCACAATACAGGCAAGCCATTGATAGAGCGAATGAGTATTTGGTCGATAAAAATCCTTGGGACGCCCTAAAACTGGCCCAGGAGCGGTACGCAAAAGCGATTAAAGACTATAACGATGCTCAAGGACAGACAGATCCAGAGAAGCGGATAAAGGCGCAAAACCAAGCAATACTTGATCAGGCTGCAGCTTTAAGTACTGTTCGTAAGGCTTATGAAGAGATCGGCTCGATAATTAAAGAATTTGCCGGATTTGGATTTGACATAGCTGAATTGTTTGGTGTTGATGGAAATATTCTATCTGGAATAGAACAGATGGTGGATGGGGCTATAAAGTTGAGCGGGGAACTGGGGATCCTTGTCGAAAAGACAAAGAAGGTTAGCCAAACGGCTGTAGAAGCCACAACCGAAATATCAAAGGCAACTGAAACCGCAGGAGAAGGTATTGCCCAGGTTGGAGGATCGGTAGCTTCAACGGGTGCCGGGATGGTAGGAGCGATCATAGCCATCGTGGGAGCCGTCATTCAGATAGGTGGTGCCGTTGCCCAGGTGGTTCAAACAGTAAAGCAGCAAAAGATAAATATATTTCTTGAAGGAGTACAGCATAGGCTTGAGAATATTGCTAATGTTATTAAGTCAATTGCTACAATGCCAGGTTTAGGAGACAGCTTTTTAACAGAGGACATGTTCAATAAAGTGGCGAGGCTCAATGAGGCTCTGATAGTTCTTCAGCGAAGTATGATGCAATTTATGGGAACGTATTCTGGTAAACAAACAGATGATGTATATAAGTATGTACAGAAAATTATAGATATGATGCTGAAAGTTCCTGCATATCATGGACTTTCAATAACAGATAGTGTTTTTGGTAAGTTGGATGTACAGCAAATGAGGGAAACCTTAACCTACCTAAAAGGCATAACAGAGGCGATGAAGGATAGCGAGGAAAAAGGATGGGCGCAGGAGGCTATTGGATTTATTGAGCAGTATTTGGAGTATTACGATCAATTACGTGATGTATTAAGCAATATGCTTGGCGATCTTTCTTCAAATATCCTTTCTACAGTTAACTCTATGTGGAAGGAGATTCGAGATGGTGGGTTGACCACGTTTGCGGATTTAACAAAAGCAGCAAAAAAAGATATTGCCGAGGTCGTTGATCAGATGGCATCACAACAGCTTTGGGCTGCAACGATGGGTACTTACTTTGATCAACTTGGAGAAGATCTTGCTGAGACCATTCTGAATAAAGGTGATATTATTGGCGTTTTTGATACTTTCTGGACCGGAATGGAACAAGGGCTAGAGGGTTACACAGCAGCTTATGAGGCGTTTTTGAAATCAGCAGAAGATCGTGGCTGGGATATGAGTAGCGGGAGCAAAGCCGGAATCACAGACACCACAGCCCCGGAAGGATCCATCAGGGCAATGCGTGACGAACTGTCAAAGCTACAAGAGCAGTGGAATAATTTAAAAGCAGAAGAAAGAGAAGGAGATATAGGGAAACAGTTATTTGGAGATATTGAAGATCTGAAGGAGAAGATACAGTTGGCCGAAGATCTCTACAATACTAAGGCAATCGAATCCCTTATTCAGCAACAGGAAAGACTCAATGCCCTGTACCAGGAATGGGTTGAGATGTATGGTCAGCAAGCAGCTGATGAGATGTTGGCCGGGCTTGGGGCTACCCCGGATGATTATATCAAAGCTCTTGAAGCCAGAAGAGATGAATTACAGGCTCTTGATGAACTTACTGCTGAGCAGCAAGAAGAGCTCACCGAAGTCTTATCAAAGATAAACTCAATATACGATGCTGCTCATAATGCAGCCGCAGAGGTGTCACAGGAAGCTTATAATGCCTGGAGTGATGCTCTCAGTGACTCTCTCAGCAATGCAGCGTCTGATTATGAACGTCTAGCCGCTTATCAGGCTGCCTATCTGATAGCTTTGAATGATTCTGTAATGGGCGAGGAAGAAAGAGCTAGGGCTCTTGAAGAGTCATCGAAAAATGCCGAGGAACTCAAAAAACAAATTACAGCAAATCTTAGGGAGACCTATCGTACCGATGAAGAGCAACGAGAAATTGACCTTTCTACTTTCAAGGCAGATCTTGAATGGGCAAACTCACAGGGATTGCCCGATCTTGCTAAAAATATTCAAGATGCTTGGAATGCCTACTTGCTGGAAGACTGGGAAAAGGGATTTGAAGATTCGTTGGATGGGTATGATACATATCTTGAAAAGTATAAAGAAATCATAAAATCTCTGACGGAGTTGGATGAAACTTCACCGGAAGGGGCCGCTCAGTATCTTCTTGATAAGAAAGCTGAGCTTGAGAAGGAGATGCAGTCTGAACTGTATGATAAGTACAAAACAGACGAACAGGAGTACCTGGACAACCTGAAAGATTATGAAAATGACATTGCAGAAGCTTTAGCAATTGGCAATACAGAATTAGCTGCAGAAGCGGCCAGACAACGGGATGAATACATATCTGACTACTTGGCAGAGATTATGGAAAGCACCGAAGGCTGGGAAGCCCTGATGGGAGAACTATCGGAAATGACCCGGGAAGAAGCGGAAGCTGCTATTGAAGAAGCACGGAAGTATCTGAATGAAACAGAAGGACTGTCTGAAGAATACAAACAGGAACAGCTTGCCAAGCTTCGGGAGATAGAAAAGCAACTGGATGATCTGGACTTTGAGAACCTGATCGAATCGGCAAAGGAAGTACTTGAAGTCTTTGATTCTCTCATTGGTGTGTTGGAGGCAATGGGGGCAGATACTCAGGTAATTGATAATCTTCGAGAAGTTAGCAGTCTTGTATCAAGCATAGTATCAGCAGTCTCATCTTTTGCTTCTGGGAATATTGTAGGTGGAATTGTTTCGGTCATTGGGGCCATTACATCAGGGATATCCCTTATTAACCAATTAATGGATCCATATGCCCGTAAGATTGCAGAGGCAACCGCTGAGGTGGAAAGACAAGAACGGGCTTACAACAGGTTGCAAAAAGCAATTTCCAATACCCTTGGCAAATCTGATGTTGCAGAGAAAAAAGCGCAGGCAATCGCAGTACAGCAGAGCATCATTGCTGCTCTGCAGGAACAGCTGAAAGCCGAACAGGAAAAGAAACAGTCCTGGTGGGATCCTCTGGGATGGTTTACTTCTGGCCCGGATGAAGAAACAATTGCAAATCTGACCGATGCAATAAATGATGCGTATGCGGAGATCAACTCCATTGTCGAGTCAATGGTTGATGATTTCTTCGGTCAGGATGTTGGTTCTATTGTCTCGAAATATGCAGATGTCCTTTCTACTCCTTTTGATAACGCTCTGGATAAGGCTAAAGCTTTACGGGCAGCCAGCAAGGAAATTGTAAAGCAGATGGTCCTTGACTGGGCCAAGGCTCAACTGTTATCTCCCGAAATAAAGAGTGTACTGGATGGTTACTATGCGGATAATAAAGATAAGGCTTTCACAAAAGAAAGCCTCAACGGTTTGATGGGAGATTTGGAAGGTGCCACATCAGGATTTTCTTCTTTCATCGAATCACTACAAGATGTCTGGGGAACTGAGGATGTTGATTCCTCGGCAACGTCTGCCATAAAATCCATTACCCAGCCACAGGCCAATGAACTGCTCGGTATAGCTACAGGGATGAGGATCATTCAGAATGAGATGAAGAATGACCAAAAGACCATGGGGCAAGACATGGCAGAGATGGCCCGGTTGAATGCTGAGATGTTGGAGGTTGTAAGGGATATTCGGGACAAAACTGGAGATATTCGTGATAATACCGGTGATATAAAAGTGACATTAAGCCGAATGAGTAACAACAATTCCCTGTATGGAACAGGATTAAATGTGTAATTATGAGAACATACAATATTGACGGATATGATCTGAGCTACTTCGGAGCGATAGTTACAGAGATTACTGGTTTGGAAGGACTTAAGGCCAGGAATCTTGATCGTACTATCTGGCCAGGTCAGCACGGATCTCAACCTAACCGTCTGGTTCGTCGGTTCCAGGATCGAGAGATCAGTATGTCTCTATTTTTTGAATCTACCACTATGTTGGCAAGGCAAAAAGCCTCACAGCTCAGGACCCTGTTGTATCCATATGGCCGGCCGGTAAGATTGACAATTTCTGATGATGAAACAAGTGAAGTTCTTTCTTATGATTTAGATACGATAAGTGAAGATCTCTCGGATTTCGTTTACAATGATATGACTGAAGTCCACTTGAAATTTGTAGAAACGGATCCTGTTAAGAATGTATATGTATGCAATGGATCGTCAGCTTCGATTTCAATCGCATCTGATAATGCTCTGCAGATATCCTGGGGAGACAAAACTCTAAGCGAAGATCTGTTTACCGGGACCTACACACACGAATACCAGGATGGCCTTGATAGCCATTATATCATCGTTTCCGGTGTAATGGAAGAAGCAACTATAACAGGATTGACCTTATTATATACGGTAAGACAATGAAATATGTACTGACACATACAGATAATTCAAAACTCAATCTACACACCAGAACACCGTATTCTTCTGTGTTGGAAGCTTCGGTTTCAAACATATGGCAGGGGTATAATGAATTGACTTTGAAAGTGTCAGTTGAGGGTGTTCCTGGATGGAAGCATTTTGACAAGATACAGATAGATGATATTGATTATTACCTGAATGAATGGAACGAATCTGAACATATTGATGAGAGGGTAAGCACTTATACACTTCATTTCTACGGACCAGAGAAGATGATAATTGAGGCTTCTCCTCTTACTGATATGGATGAGGATGGAGTATCTGTATTCCGGAAGCTGACCTCCGTAACCGGTGACCTGCCATTTTTTGGAAATATGATCTGCAACTGTATTAATTACAGACATTATAATCCTCAGACTGGCCTAAGGGTTAAACAAAATACTGTAAAACTGGGTACCTATCCGGCAGATACGAAACACCTCAATGTTGATTTTTCTGAAAGTAATGCGTTTGCAGGGCTCAAAGCAATATGTGAAAAGTTTGGTGTTTCATACTCTTTGGAACGAAACACTCAGGGAGATACAGATTATATCCTGAATTTTGGCACAGATCAATCAGTATTCCCGGTACCCCTGTCTTATGGCAAGGGTAAGGGATTGTATGCGATTAGGAGAAAAAGCCTCAACACAAAAAACATTAAAACGATCCTTACTGTTCTTGGTTCTTCAAAGAATTTGCCGGTTGATTACGGTAAAAATAACCTTGAACTGGATCCTACATTATATCCGGGAAGTATTATTGCCGATGCGACAAAAATCGCAAAATACGGAGCATGGAATGAGATCTATCAGAACGAGGAGATCATGCCTTCCCGGTTAGGGACTATTACGGCAATCGACGAAGCAGATGTACTTTCATTTATTGATACGACATTGGATTTTGATCCTACAGGTGGTAGTGTGAATATAGTTACTGGACAATTGGCCGGCAATAATTTCAAGATCAAAAAGTACAGTTCCACAACCAATAAGATAACCATAGAGCCACTTACTGATGAAAACGGTTTTACAAAACCGTCTGTAGCACCGTATTTATTTGCTCCTGGAGATGAATATTACCTGGTTGATATTCCCATGCCGGCATCATATCTGACCGCTGCCCAGGAAGAACTTGCCGAGGCAGGAAATGCGGAGTATGACAGAATATCTCAGCCCCAGGTGGCTTATGAGGTGTCTCTACATGGGAAATTCTTACGTAAACATGAAGTGCGTCCCAGGGTTGGGATGTACCTCCCTGTTTCTGATGTTCGCTGGGGAGTGGACAAGGCAATTTTGATAACAAAAATTAAGCGGGATCTTCTCAAACAAGATGATTGGGGATATGAATGTGAGATTTCTGATGATCCGGGAGAAAGCCTTGCTGTAGCTCTGTATAAGAGAATTCAGCAAGCGGGTATCAATACTAAGAAGCAAGAAAAGAATCAAATATCCACTATAGCTGCTTTACGTTCTTTTGCTGAAGAAAAGGCTTCAGAATCATTGATGGCATCCGAAGTTTACGCAGCAGCACAAGCTGAAGCCGCCCAATTAGCAGCCCAGGCGTATGCGGATGGAGAAATCGACGCAGAAGAAGCCCGTGCAATAGCTGATGCTACGGCAAAAATGAATGAGGCGAAAAGCTATGCACTTGCACAGGCACAGGCAGCAGAATCGGCGGCAAAGACTTATGCCGAAGCACAGGCCGAAGCCGCCCGGTCAGCAGCGGAAGCTGTTGCGGAGGC